ATACCCTATGAAAGAAGCTATTAGTTCGTATGAACCTGCTGGAACACTAATCATTGAGTAAGCACCCGCTTCATTAGCGATGTCACCTAAATTAGTTCCAACAAGGACGACATTAGCGCCTTCAAGTGGTCTTGAGTTAGTATCATATACGGTTCCCATTACTGATTGTGCGAACAATCCGGTAGTTACCATAAACAATACCATAAGATTACGAATATTCATAATCGTTCTCCTTGTTTGTTACTGTGATAACGCATTTTTATACTGGTGCGTCGTCTGCCAGTTAAGAAATTTAGTTTTCTTCAACATTTAATCCAGGTATTTCACAAGATTCATTATTACAAAACTTATCTACTTCCGCTTCTTCGTTCTTAATGACTCCAAATGATAATTTACCTAATTTTTTAACTTGTTTATTGTATTCCTTTTCTTCAATAGCTTCATAAGGCATCTGTTTGTATGCTCCATAGTCGTGTCTAGGTAATAAACTGATTCCTTTTAGATGATACTGATAGTAATTAAGGACATGCGGTATCTGTTCTCCCTCTGTTTCAGGGTCAAATGTCACAGTACAACTCACTTGATTGTCCGCCCAATGTCTTTGTAGGAAAGCCGCTATACTGAATTGTTCCCAAATGGTTAATTCACTTGCAGTTCTTATTCCTTCTCCGACATCTACTGGTATTTCTACCACCAATGTTGAATCCTCAGAACCATATGCTGGTTCTATTTTGTATCCTGCTTTCTTTAATGGTTCTACCAATTCCGAATTAATTGATATTCTAATTCTTCTTGTGTAAAATCTTGATTCAGGGTAGTGTAGTCCTGGTGTTGCTCCGGCTAATAAAGAAACCGTACCACTTGGTTTTACTGATGTAGTCTTGATTGACTTTGGAATAGCAAACCAATCTGAATATTCTTTATCCCACTTTTGTATAGTGTCATATCCGTCTTCTAACCAAGTTCTTAATTCATCAATACCACGATTAGTTATGAATTGTGCGACACCACTTACTGAACAACCAATTCGTCTGTTTCTCAACATAACTCTGTTGGTATCTGACCAGTGTGTTCTACCCAATGTAACCGTTTTAGCATATAAGTATGCGTATTTTAAAGTTCTTTTGTAATCTTCTAGTGAATCGTGATTGTCTGGAAATGTTTCTACTAAACAACATAACTCATATGATTCTAATGATTGTTCTAAACAAGGATTACCACCCATTACTCTGTGGTCTTTATTATCACCACCATTTTTCATACGAGAATAATGTCTCATATTATCCAACCAAGCTAAACCTGGTTCTCCATTATCTACGATTCGTTTTGAAACTTCTGTATAATCCATACCGAGTTCTGCAAATATTGTGTTGTTTGATGTCGAACCATATTGGTCTCTGTGTGGATTTACTTTGTAATTCTTTAAGTCTAAGTATTCTTCATTATCTGGTTCCCCAAATACAATCTCTGCAGTTCTTCTAACATTTCCTGCTACAACACACTTACCGATTAAATTCATAATATCTACACTGGTTGTAATTGTGATTGGTTGTCCAGCATTACCCTCTAATACTTGTCTAATACTTTCGTGGACTTCTTCTAATGGTTCTGGACCACTCGAAACACCACCAAATCCTTTGATTGGCTCACCAGCTAATCTAATTAAACTATAATCAAATACAACTTCTCCTTGTCCGTGAAAATAACTTTCTAATAAAAGTTGTAATGATTCTACCCAACCCTCACGAGTGTCTGGGATTTGAAAATTTTGTTCACCTCTTTTGATATCAATACCTTTAACGATAATTTCCCCCGCTCCTTTGGTATCAAATCCTACTCCCACACCCAACATAGATGCGTCCATTAAGAAACAAAATGGTTTTGCGTAATCTTCTTTGATTGTTTTAGTGGATACGAATGCACAATTATTCAACGCCGCATATAAACCTTTTTCTTCAGTTATTGGTGTTCCCATAGCCCATAAACCACGGCCTGGTGGTAAGAACTTCATATTGAAAATTCTATCATACATTTCTTGTGCAGACTTTTGTGCTTGCCAAGGATTCCATCCTAATTGGTGTGAATCTATCCATTGTTTTTGCATTGAATAAGTTCCCTCTACAACTCTCTTGACGGTTTCCCACCATCTTTCATTTTTTCCATCTTGTTTAATTCTTGAATAGGTTCTCATATAGACTAACTCTCCAAGACCATTGAACCCAAATGGTGCTTTTTTTCTTTTATATTTGTCTACGAAATTGTCCGATAACTGAAATTGCATTGAAACTCCTTTTTAATTTTTAATCTGCTTTGTTCTACTATAAATATAAGATTATTCAAAACCGTCCACTTCTTTTTGATGTATTTGTAACTTTTCTTTCAAAGTTTTTCTCAAAAATTCCTCAGAGTTGTCCATTTTCTTTTGTTGTTGAACTCCTTGTTTTGAAGTGGATTTATAGATATCAATTTTACCAAGTTCAGTATCCATTTTTGAAGGAAATGTTATTCCGTCGACACCAAACCTGTTTTTGATAATGTGAAATCTTGCGGTTTTTCCAACCTTATCTTCTACTTTTCTAGACATACTCATTACGAAATCTGCAATCATAATCTTAGAATAAGACTCAGATACTTTTGTAGCATCGATTACTTCTTCTTCTAATGATGAACGATTGGCTTGTGAAGCTGTCCAAATCGGTAAATTTAATTCTCCTGCTAGAGCTCTTAAGTCTTCATAAATAGACTCTAACACAAATCTTTTTTCTTTTCCAACACCCATTAAAATATCAGCATAATCAACCAACACCATATCTGGTTTTATTTGTTGTAGTTCTAATTGTTTTAAATGAGAACCTAATGTTTGAACTGATGCTGATTTTGTTGGGTAATACTTAATCATTAATTTTCCGGGTAATTTTTCTAATTTTTTCTTGACATCATCAACATAATACTTTATATTTGATGTTGTAATACCACTAAATATAGTGTCGTATCTCAACCCTACATAATTCTCATTTAACTCTAATGAATAATGAACAATTGTTTTTCCTTTTTTCAATCCATTGGCTCCAATACATTGTAAAGCCCAAGACTTACCAATACCCGCTGGTGCAACTATTACTCCAAGTTCACCACCACCAAGACCTCCGTCCATAATATCGTCTATCTCACCCCAACCACATTCAACGGTTTCTCTTGCTGATTTAGATAGTCTCTCGTCTAAACTTACTAAATAATCGTGTCCAACATCTCTTTCAGTTCCAGCAGTCATAGCATCATCAACCAACTTTTTGATTTCATCATAATCTTGATTTTCTAATAACACTACTGAGTCTATAATAGCATTTTTTAATTTTTGATTTTTACAAAACTTGATAGTTTCTTTTTGTGTAAATTCTAAATCAGTTGATTCTCTATGATTCCAAGCATCTTTTAACTTATCAACAATAGAAGTTTTTAAAACTTCATCTTCAACATCATTTATTTTTACTTTAATTACTTCTAATGTAGGACTTGTTTTATACTCGTAGAAATACGCTATAATATTCTTAACCAACCATTTATTAGCATCAGAATCAAAATACTCTTCTTGAAGAATATCTGATATTGTTTGTAAGAAAGTTTTCTTAACTAACAATGATGCTATAATTTTAGATTGAAACGAATTTCCAAAACTCGTTAGTTTTTCATTCTCCATACAACTTATTCCTTGTTTCTTTTCTAATTTTGTCTTGTTGTTTTAGACGATATCTTTGTCGGGCTTGTAACTTTAATTTTTCTTTATTACGCTCATAATGTTCTTTTTGCCATCTTAACTGAGCTTCTTTCTTTTCTTCTTCAGTTTTGTATATTACTTTTCTACCCATAAATAAATATCATTTTTATTTTCAAAATCAAATAAATTTTATTGTCCTATAAATCTTACTAATGTTTGAAATTTTGTTTGTAACCAAGTTTCTAAGTTAGGAAGTGCTGAATACATTTTATCATCTAAAAACATTTTCTTAAATGTTACTTTATCCAAATTAGGAATTGGTTCTCTCATTTTATCTATGGTTTTTGTTTTAGCTGATGCTGATATATTTACATTATGTAATTGCATCAAATCAAAATTTCTTTCCATAAGTTCTCTATGTTCTTCTAACTCACTTGATTCTTTTATTGCATCATCAACCGAAAATTGTTTGTCTTCTTGTAAAAATGGTAATTTTTTTAATACGGTTTTTAGTCCATAACCACGAACACCATTAATATTATCTGATTTATCTCCGTCAAATATTCTATACATTAATAGATTGTGTGATGGAATACCATATTCTTCCATTACTTGTTCTGGTTTGTATAGTTTTTTCTTTGTTGGTGACCATACTGAAATTCTATCATCAACTAATTGTAGAAAATCTTTGTCTGAAGACATAATGGTTACTTTACTATCTGTAAGAACTTGTTTTGCTGTATAAGCTATGATATCATCTGCTTCTACATTATCTATTGATAACATTGTGATTGGTAGAAAATCCAAATACTCTATTGTTCTTTGGATTTGTCGTATCATATTTGCTCGTTCTTCTTCAATGGTTTCAAAATCATAAGCTCTATTCAAACGAATATTCGTTTTTCTTTTTGCTTTATATTCTGGATACATTTTTCTACGGCGACTTGACCCACCTTTTCCATCCCATATTATGATGCAACGAGTGGGTCTAAACATATTGATTGTGTAACCTATTGATTTCAGAAAACCAACTATTCCACCAATGTGTGTCCCATTATCATTAGTAGTTGGTATGACACTAAATACTCTAATAAAAGTATTCAGTCCATCTATTATCAACACATTTTCATTTGGATTATCTCCAAGTTCCGAGCCGCCTTGTTCTTTAATGTCGTTGAGAATTGATAAATATTTCTCTTTATTCATCCCCAATAACTTCCTTTGTATATTCTACATCATCAATACCCACATTACCGGTTTGGTATTGTAGAATAGATTTTTCACAAATCTGTTTGTATAAATGATTACGAAGTCCGTCATTACTTTCCATTAACTCTTTGAAGTCTTTTGATTGGAATTTATATTCTTTTTTACGATATTCTAAGGTATACCAAGCACCAGCTGATTTTACCAACTTGTGTTCTTTCATTACACCTAACCAACCGCCATAGTTATCAATTCCGGAATCAAAATACATATCGTAGTCTGCGTGTCTCAATGGTGGCCCTAATCTGTTTTTCACAATTTGAGCTCTACACTTCATACCCAAGACATTCTTTTTCTTAGTGTCTTTGATTTGTCCCATATTTTTTAATCTAACACGGGTTGAAGCGTGAAATGGTAATGCTTTACCACCACTCGTAGTCCACGGGTCTCCAAACATAACACCTAATTTTTGTCTTAACTGATTTGTAAAGACAAGTGCTACTTTTTGACGACCAATCATTTGAGTTATCTTACGAAGTGCTTTTGAGATAACGATTGCTTTTGTAGTCGCATATCCGTCTTTACCAAAGTCTGCTTCTATTTCAACTTTCGTTGATGTAGCCGCTAGTGAGTCTACCAAGATAGTTACTAATCTATCTTTGTCTGATTCACGAACTTTAGTAATGATATCTTCAATGGCTTCAAATATATCTTCTACACATTCAAAGTGTAGATATAATAATTTACTTACATCAACACCAATAGCTTCCAAGAAATCTCTACTGACTGATGTTTCTGTATCCATATAAACTGCGATACCACCTTTCTTTTGAGTTTCTGCAAGTATGTGAGATGCAAGTAATGATTTACCACTTGATTCTAATCCGTTGATTTCTGTGATTCTACCAACTGCAATACCTCCGTCTTCACGATTAGATATTGCTAAATCTAACATTGAAGACCCTGTTGAAATAAAGTCTTTAATGTCTGTTGGTGTATCATCACTTCCGTCAAGGAAATATGCTACTTTGTTGTCTTTGAACTTTTTGTTCAGGTTATCGGCTATGATATTAGCCAAATCGTCTTTTACTGACATTTTCTACTCCTTAGTTATTAAATAAATCGTCGAATTGTTGACTAGCGTCTTGAACTTTTGAAGCTGATTCTTTTTTAGCGTTATCTTCTGCTAACTTTTTATCAAATTCATTTACTGGTTTTTCTTCCTTTTTTTCAGATGAAGTTTCATCATCAGGATTTAACCATTCGTTCAATACATTTGTAAGTTCCTCATAAGAAAATTCACTGTAAATATCAGTAATTTCTTTTTGAGTTTCTTTGACTCTTTCTAACACTTTAGTGTCTTCTGTCAATGGTGTCTGATTTGGTTTAACTCTGATTGTAGTAGATGGGAACGATGCTCCTGTCTCTTCAGCAGTTTTAAACTCTAATGTAACATCACGACCATTTTTCGGGTCTGAAATGTCACCATAATCAGGGTCTGCGATTATAGAAAGAAGTTCTTGATAAACTGTCTTTCCAAAACCCCAAAACTTTACACCCTCTGATTCTTCTCCACGAACAATAACAGGTGCGAAAGTTCTCATTTTTGCTTCAAGTTTTCTACCTAAAGTGAAATCGTCTTTACTTCCTGTTGTTTTTAGTCTTTGTGAAAATTCTTCAATTGGGTCTGGTCTACCGAAAGAAATTGGTGAAAGATAGTTCTTACCACCTAAATTATAGTGAAAAAATAACTCTATAAATGGTGTGTCTGGGTTGAATTTGTAAGGAACTATTCTAACTTGTTGTTTTCCTGGTTGCGGTTTCCAAAGATTTGAAGTTCTTGTGTTTGTTGATTGTAACTGATTTAACCTTTTTTTAATTGCGTTAATATCCATTTTTAATCTCCTCTTTTTTATTTTTTAATTAGTTAATTGTTATTCAGTAATAAATATAAAGAACTTTTCTAAAATACCAAGCTATTTTACCATTCTTGAATATTTATTATTTTGAATATTTTTGTAGGGATAATATTCAAACCCTCTTCATTTGTCAATAGTAAATTGTTGTAATATCTTTCCCAAGGGATTGGAAATGACTTATCCAATACTCCGTTGTTTAAACTTCTAATCGCTTCGTTTAATGCGTTAATTGTATAAAGTGTGTTGGATTGTTTTTTTCTGTGTAAAGAGATAGTTCCTGATATTGCTTCATCTCCGTCATAATAATCCTCAACCATTTCTATATTATAAGTGCAGATTAATTGTCCTGCATCGTCTTCATTTTGAAATACATAAATTTTATCAAATAAAATTGTATAAGAATCTATAATTGAATCTATAATAAGGTTTAACTTACTATGTGTTGTAAAGGTGCATAATAATTGAGTTTTCATTTTTTAGCTTTCTCACTAACTTTATTAATTATACACTCTCTCATATCTACTCCGTGTTTACTATCTACTTTATCAGAAGTTCCGGCTGTTCTAAATTCATCACTCATTAATTCTTTACCACCACTTTCCTTATCTGATTTTACTGATATTTTTCCAGTTTCTGCGTTAACTTGACAATTTTCTCTTAAATGCTTTTTCAATCCTTTTCTATCTCCTGGTGGCATATCATAACCGGATAATTCGGCTAAACAATTTCTAATATCACTTGCTTTGGCTCCAACAATTCCCATTTGTTGAATAAATTTATGGTCTCTGTCATCTTCTAAATCAATTAAGTCATTGTAGTGTAATGCATCTAATACTGATTCAATATACGCTTGTTTATTAGGGCCGTTCTTTGGTGGTATTCCTTGTTTTTCAGCTTCCTCTGGATTGTCTTTTGCCCATTGTTCATCAGCATCATCCATAGCTTTAACGGTATCTTTGTAAACTTCATCAATAGTGTTTTGTTCTGTTTTCTTTACATTTGTAGATTGACTAAGTGATTCTGAATCTCCGTCTTTTTGTTTATCATAAATTGATTTTTCACCACCACGCTCTAAATGTTCTTTATAAGTGGTTTCTACTAAATCATCTTCTTTCTTTTGTCTATCACTAGCTTTTTTCTTTTTATTATCCTTTAACATTTTTTCAATTTCTTTTTGTAATTTAGATAATAAATCTCCTCCGTATTTTTCATCACCTTGTTTAATAGCTTGTTTTCTTGCGTTTATTCTTATTCTTACACTTTCTCTATGTCCACCAGTTCCTACTTCACCAACTTTAATAAACATTTTAGCAAATGGTTCGTATAATCCATCTTCATTTAATTTCTGTCCTTCTCTCCAATCTTTATCTGCTGTGTATTTTTGTGTGATTTCTAATTTTTGTTTGTCTGATAATTTATCCCAATCTATTGGATTTCCGTCTTTATCTTTTTGTTCTTTTAACCAACACGCAAATTTTGTATTACTACTTGCAAGTCCTTCTCTCTTACCAGAACCAGTAGTTTTACAAGGTTTTTTAGCTTGGTTGTTTATTTCTTTGAAAAGTTTACCATTGGAATCTGCTAACTTTGACATTTCAACAAAATCATCATCAACTTTTACACTTTGTGTATTTTTTATAGTTGTTGATTTCATTGACTGAGCTTTCTTTATTCCGTTATCAAGAGCTTTCTTAACACTTTCTGCTATCTTTTCACCATATTTTTCTTTTATTAATTTTAATCGTTGTGCGGTTGTTGTGTTGGCTTGTCCATCATCTGCTTTATCACTTTTTTTATTAGAAACTGAAATAATCATTGTTCTACCTTTTTCGTCTTGTCCTATAGCGAAAGTATCGTGAAATTTTGAAAACAATTTCCATTCGTTTAATTCTCTTGTGTAGTATTTACAATCTTCTGATTCTGGTTTTTTACAAGCGTTATCTTTTTTCTTTTCTAAATCTTTTTTAACTTCTGCATCTATTTCCGGTGTAGATTGAAGAACATTTGCATTTTTCATACCGGATTCTTTAATAGCTTTTTTAGTAGTATACATTCCGTCAAAAGCGGCTCCGTTCCAAGAATCCATAGCAGACCTACTTTTGTCAAACTTTTTAAAAATTCCCTCATTTTCATGCATATTTCCTTGTTGTTCTATGTAGGTTTCACGCATAGCAATATATTCCTTAAACTCGTCTGAGTTTGGGTCAAGTCCTAACACTTTGGCTTTTCTTTCTTCAGCGGCTGTTGGAAATTTTTTTCTGTTTTCAATTTCCTTTTTCTTTTTATTTATAGTATCTTTGTTTTTTTCTTTAAATTCATCTATATCAATTTCATTTATTGCTGTTGTGTATTGGTTTTCTCCATAACTTGCTTTTGGCCCACCTAATCCACCTTCACCTTCAAGTCTTGATTTTCTTAAATTTTTTTGTTTTGATTTTATGTTTTTTTCAAACTCAGTATTGTCTGTTTCTGTTGGTGTGTCTGTTTTTGTTGATGTGTCTGTTGGTTCAGTTTTTTGTTTAGTAAAAACATTTACTTTCGGTTTGGTTTTTTGTGTTTCACCATCACCGGTCTTGACTAATTTTCCATCAACATTTTTGAAAAGAATACCTTTTTCACCTTCTTTACCATAACCTTTTCCTTTCCAAATTAACCCCATATCACGCATTTTCTGTTTGTCTTTATCTGATAAAGGTTTTACTTTTTCTTTTTCAGTTAAATTACTCATAACTTCTAAAATAGCTCTTGTTGGTAGTTTCATATCTTTTAGAACTTCACTCAATATAAGCATATGTTTTGGATTATGTAGATTAATCATTCCGTCATCTAATCTATATGACCACTCTACTAATATTTTTTTGATTAGATTATTCATTAATAATACCACCTCGTTCTTTATACCATTTTCTAAATTTTGCTGGTGAACCTACGGTAACTGTACCTGTTGCAAGTTTTTCAGCTGCTTTTTTGATAGCTGGATAATCATTTCTACTTAATAAAAATACATCTTTAACTTTAATTTGATTAACGAGTATTTCGTTCCACCCGTGTTCTGATGGTTTATCTTTTTGACTTAATATATTTCGTTTGATTTGTG